AAAAATTTTAGAGCAGGCAAGATTGGATAGTGGACGAGCATTACCCCGGAAACAGCAGGAAATGAGAAGCCCTGAAGTATATGGCCCTCCTGTTAGTATGATGACAGTTCCAGATACTTCTGCTCAGGATACTTCTGGCGCTGCTTTAGATAGTATGCTCATGCAGCTTATGATGCGCGATGTTAATGAAAGCATTAATCCTCTTACTGGTGATACAATGGACTTTGCCAAAGATTCTCTTCAGTTATTAGACAGAATGAGGAAATCAAATATACCGAGAGATTCATCCAGAGTTATTATGCAGCAGGGTGGAATGGTGGAAAGCCCTCAATTAATGCAGGATATGAGTCAGGATAGAAGGATAAAACCTTTACAGCCTGACAGGTATGTTATTAAAGATGATACTCCCGGTGGAGAAGGACAGAGAGAAATGTCAGTACCAAAACTTCATTCTGCTTATTTAGGAGCGCTCGGTATTGAAACTCCACTATCTAAAAGACAGAGTGCATTACTAAGTGAAAGAGGAATACCACCTCAATCAATGGCACCACATTTGGAAAGCCTTGTTGGAAGAGTTCTAATACAAAGATTAGGGAACGAACCACAGTAAAATGGTAGATAAAGACAAAAGAGCGCAATACAATCAAGATTTATACCGTCGCTGGCGTGACGCCAGAGCCGATTGGGATACAGAAGCTAGGTATGATATTGACTTCTATCATGGTAATCACTTTACCGATGATGAGGTTAGTGAGCTTCAAACCCGCAATCAGGCAGACGTACCGATGGACAGGATTGGGCCTGCCATTGAAAAGTTTAAAGCTGTTTTAACTTCCAGACCCCCGGCATTTACGATTACACCCAGAGAAGAGTCAGATGTTAAGTCTGCCTCCGTTTGGAGAGAGATAATGAGTTATATCTGGGAAATGTCCAATGGGGACTGGCACTTAAAACAGGCTATCCACGATTATGCCACTACCGGCATGGGTTATTTGTATGCTTACATTGACCCGGAATCAGATTTCGGTAGAGGTGATGTCAAGTTTACCTACATCAATCCTTTCAGGGTATATGTCTCTCCGAATACCAGAAACAGATGGTATGATGACGCAGAAGGCGTGATACTTTCTACAATCCTCACAGGTGAACAGGTCATCAACCTCTACCCAGAATTAGATGATAAGGTCAACCCCGAGACTGGGGAAATGGAAGACGGTCTTATCAAAGAGCTGGATACTTATTTAGAGGAAGATTATCCAGATGCTCAGAACAAGAATACCCGTAAGATATTCACCCCTTCTGAAGTCAAGGATAAGGATTATTACGAACATAATAAATATCAGATTTTAGAGCGGTTCTATAAAGTCAAGGTTGACTTTTATAGGGTGATAGATATGCAGACGGGTGAGGAAGTTGTGCTGGGTGAGGAAGAATATTTAGAATTTGTAGAGAACAATCGTGAGCAGATTGAAGCCAGTCAGTATGAGGTCATTCCTGTCCAGCAAAGTCGTGTCAAGGTATGTGCCACTGTTGGTCAGATTGTTTTATATGAAAGCATTTTAAATACAGAACATTATCCTGTAATACCGCTGCCAAACATTTTTACAGAAACGCCTTATCCCAAATCTGACGTTTCAAGAGCCCGTCCTATGCAGAGGCTCCTTAACAAACTGTGGTCATTAGCCTTATCTCACGCTCAAGCCTCTGCTGGGCTCAAACTTTTAGTTCCCCTTGGAAGTGTGGAAGATATTGGACAGCTGGAAAGGGATTGGTCTAATCCTAATGCTGTCATTGAAGTGGATAGTACCCAAGGAGAACCGCACTTTCCTGCTCCTCAACCATTAGCTGGAGAGTTCTATAAGCTGATACAGCAGTGTGAGTTTTATATTGACTTTACTTTTGGTCTGCCGGAAATGATGCATGGTTTTGCAGAAAAAGCCCCGGAGACAGTGAAGGGTACTGAAAGAATGATAGCCCTTGGTACTGAAAGACCTAAATCAAAACTGAGAGACATTGAATTTAGTATCAACAGGCTTGGAAAGATTCTATATAACTTTTCAAAAGGACATTATACATACAAAAAGATTTTTAGACTTGTCACCGCAAATAATGATATTACTGAAGTTATGGTGAATTACTATGATGATAAGAGCGGTGCCATACTGGATATGAAGAAAGAAAGGCACAATTTAGCCCAACATGATTTGAGGATAGAACCCGGTTCCACATTGCCGACGAATAAGTGGGCGGAGCTTGGTGTATACATGGAAGCATTTCAGATGGGGATTGTGGATAAGGTAGAAGTATTGAAAAAGAATCCAGAAATATTTGATAAAGAAGGAATCCTACGCCGAACCGAAGAGAAGCAGCAGCTAATGCAGCAGGTTCAGGCGATGGGAGAACAGATAAAGAATTTGGAGGGAGACCTCCAGACTGCCCAAAGGGAGTCTGTGCATGACAGAAAACGGGTTGAGGTTGAGAAATTTAAATCTCGACTCGCAGATATTGCATCAGACGCCAAAGCTGACAGAAGAGTTCAGTTAAATAAACTACAAAATAAGGTGAAGCTCGAAGCGGAGAAATTGGCATCTACAGTTAAAGAAGCCGGTTCTGCTCCAGAGGCTTAGGGACATCTAAGGAGGAATTATAATGGACGCTATACAGACAGAGGCCACAAAGACCGCTGATGGTTTGGTAGATACTGGCGCTGATATTGTACAAGAAGTAAGAGAACAGGAAGAATTGGAGTTTGAACAACCTGTGGCTGATGAAGCCGTAGATTTTTCAGCACCTGAAGTTGTCACTGAGCAGGAAGTAATTCCTGAAGGTCAGTGGGAAGTTGAGGCGCGTAAATTCCAGTCGATGTACGACAGGGCCCAATCGGATAATGACAAGCTTAAAAAGCTTGAACCGCTTGGTGACTTGTTGGAGACGAGACCCGACCTTGTAGACCTTTTACAGAAAAATATTAATAGCCAGCCACAACAAGCACAGCCGGCAACTCAAAACGCATTAAGCGAAGAGGAATTTAACCCTTGGGATGCTTATTATAATCCTGAATCACCATCTTACAAGTTCCGTATCAATCAAGATGCAGCACTCGTTGGTAACATGATGAATCAGGCTTTAAATCAGCAAAAACAACAAATGACTGAAGAGATAACATACAACAATACTGTTAATGAGCTTCGTAACACATATAAGTTTTCGGATGATGACGTTCAAAATTTTATGGGTTTTGTTACACAGCCCAAGGAGCAGGTTGGTTTATCAAATTTAGTTAAGTTGTTTAGGGATGTTAATAAAAAAAGCAACGCTCCAGAGACGGCGGAAGCGGTGAGAGCCGCTCAGCAACAGCCTCGTACTGCCGGTGTTTTGCAGGGTGGTCAAGCGAGCACCCCCAAAACAGACGACGCGAAAGTGTGGGATGGTATTATGAAAGCTGGGAGCCGTAATAGCGTGCTTTAAACACTAAACTGAGGAAGGATATATTATGGCATATAATAATCCCGGCCCGTTGAAATTTGGTGACCCCGGTGCGGTAATTGACAGTACGGTACATTCCCGGCGGCTATATAATTTTAGTGATAGAATCGCTGATTTAGCTCCCGAAGAATCCCCGTTCTTTGTTTACCTATCCAAGGTTGCTAAAGTCCCAACGGACGACCCGCAGTTCCGATGGTTGAAAGACCGAAATAAGATTCAAATGACAGATAGAAGTTTTGCTATAGACGCTTCTACGCACACTGTTCCAGCACAAAACAGTACACTTTCGTATACTGTTGATGACGGCTCAGGTGCATCTGTTGATTGGCTTATTAAAGGTATGGTATTTTCTGTAGGCGAAACTAACAGTTCTAGCAATGAGCCTGAATGGGCAGTTGTAAGAATTGAAAGCGCTCCTGTTGACACAGGTACAGAAACCTCCTTTACTGGTCGTACAATTGACGCTGCATCTGGTGGAACAACATCAGCTGCAGATGGTACTAAATGTACAGTCATTGGAAGTGCATTCGAGGAAGGTTCCGGTTCTCCTGATTCTTGGTCACGTGAGCTTGAAAATGGTTCAGCTTACACGCAGATTTTTAAAACTGCTTGTGAATTAACTAACACCGCAAGGGCCACGCATTATCGTGGATATTCAAGTGAATGGGACAGAATTTGGAACCTGAAACTTCGTGAACACAAAGTGGACATCGAAAGAGCCATGCTTTTTGGCATGACTGGCTCTGTAAATAGCATCAATTATAGTGATGGTATTGTTGGGCACATCATTAAAAATTCTCAATCACAGATTACTGGCGCAACAAGTCAAGTATCATATACTGAGGATAAGGGATATTTTACAACTCGCACTGACGCTGAAACAACTTTTGATGTTTTATTGTCAGACCTTGAAGTTGTGTTTGACCCTGCACGTGGTGGCAGTCAATCAAAACTTGCTCTATGTTCACTTCCTGTAATATCATATTTTAACAAGTTAGGCTCTTCTGGCTCTTTCTTGGGTACTGCGTATCACGCAGGTCATCCAATGATGGCACAAGAAAAAGGCATTTATGGGCATAAAGTGATGAAAATTGAAACTATTCATGGCGATTTAACATTAGTTAAAGAACCATTGTTTAGAGGCAACGCTGCACCATTCATGTGTCTTATAGACCTTGATAATGTGGCTTATCGCCCACTTGTTGGAAATGGTGTTAACAGAGACACGCACATTCAGACTAATGTTCAGTCAGCTGACGAAGACTTACGGAAAGACATGATTCTAACAGAAGCAGGTCTTGAAGTCTCTCTTCCAGAAGCTCACGCTCTGTTTAACTTTGAAGATAAGTATACAGCGGCATAATAGGAGGTATTGAATAATGAAAAGTGCGAGAATAGAAAAAAGCAGTGGTAAATACCAAGCAGCTCATGTAGAAGGAACCATTGGTTCTTACTTCGGCATGACAGTAGAGGCCCCATCAGTGTCAAGCAATGCTTGTACGCTTGTTGTCGGCGGAATCAATTCACCCACTTACACTGGTGCGTCAGCTGTTACAGCTACCTTACCAGCAGCGATAGCGGGTGGAAAATTGGTATTTAATTTCAAAGATGACCCAGCAGGCGGAACAGCTGCCCTCACATTTAATTGTGCTGGTAGCGATGTTTGGGAAACTGGTTGTGTTGTTCCAACAACATCCAGTAACCTTGTTACATATGACGTCTCAGCAGCTGATGAAACCAATCTAGCTTATACACCGGCAAATGCTACAACTAATCTTTTATCTCACGGTTCAACTATTGAATTTGTGTGTGAAAGAGATGGTTACTGGTATGTGCAGGTTGGTAAGATAAATAGCGATATTGGCGTAACAGCTGGTGCAGTTGCGGCTACTTTGCTTTTTGCATCGTAATCCGAATAAATAAGGATTAACAGATTTGGATTCTGTGGGGGTTGTCGTATAAAGGACGACCCCCGAATATCCTAAGATTTTTATAATTTTAAACTGGAGACAACATGGCTGCTTATGGCAATGTAAAAGTAAAAGTATTCATTCACGCTGGTAATTCCGGCATTGAAACTGGTGATGAGGGTACAATGGCAAGAGATGTCAAAGATTATATTGACACTTTGGATTCTACTAATAATAAAGTTCTATCCATTACTCATACGCAATTAGCTGGTGACAGAATACTAACAATGGTTGTTGGCGGAGCGTAATGAACTGCATACACTGCGACCATCCAAACACGGAAGGTTGGTTTTATTGCAGGCATTGCGGTAAACGTGCCAATGAACCAATATGTGCTCCGAATCTGATTATCAGGGACGCTGTTTTTGCTAAAGCCATAAGAAAAGACCAGATTGAATTTAGTGAGACAACTATGGGTGAAGACATTGAATCCAGAGGAGGTGTAGTTCGTGGCAACATTTAGTGCTCAGGTAGTTGATTTAGTTGGTACGTTCAGCGATGAGACTGCTTTAGACTCGTTTATTACTGCAGGAGCTAATGAAGTTATTAATGCCATGCCGCGTCCTATGCAGGAGCGAGTAGCGGAAGAAACCTCTTTTACAAATACTACTACTTCTGAGGGGAGTAAGGTACTCCATGTATTAAGAAATGATGGTACGATAGACCAGCCCTGCAGAAGAATACCAGCAAGGTATCGGGGAAGAATACAGGACTCTTCAGATATGCAGTATGCTACTAGTACAGACCCAGCCTATTATGTGCAAGATGCTGCTGTAACCATATTTCCAACCGGTACTGGTAAGCTTGTTTCAATACCGACATACAGTGAAGCTTCACCGTTAGATGCGAGTGCTATAAGCGCCATTACTAACTTTCCAAATGAAGCCGAATACTTAGTTGTTTTATATGCTGCTATAAAAGCATTACAGCAGAATATGAGTGGTACCACATTGGCAAGCGCAAGTATTGCTTATTCTAACGCTTCAGTTGGTGATGGTATTACTGCAGCTGTTGACTCAATTACGGTTGGCCCAACAGATGCAGCTGGCACGACTGATGTACAGGCTCCAACAGATGCATCAGGTATAGACGTTAGTGCTGGCCCAACAGATGCAGCTGGAACGGGTTCTACCGCTTCAACAGCTTCTGCTTATACA